TTGATGCCCATTGGTATAATTCGTCTTCTGCTTTCTTAGATAGCTCTAGGTTACCACTTTTTTGTATTTTCTGAAGTTCCCTTTTATGCTTACGAGCAATGTCTTGAATTTTCTTACCTTCTTTGATTTCCTTTACTTCAATCTCTTCATTGTAGGGGAATCCTTTTAGAGGATTTTGAAACACTTGACTGAAGTGCTTCTTTTTCTTTTCTACGGCCTCTTCATGATATGCCTTATTTCTATCTTCGATATACTGCTGTACTGATTGACCAGGCGTATCTTCTTGGTATGCCATTCTTGTTTCGTCTGTACCTTGTTCGTGTACACCGTTGTCGTGTTTATTTCCCGCCATTTGGTAATAACCCCTTCTCTTTTAATTTTCTAAGTCTTGGTTCAGACCTATTATATTTTTGTGATACGATTGATAGATTGGATTTATCATTATTCATAGGATTGTTATCCTTATGGTGAACATCTTTTCCTTTAATATCCTTTCTATCTTTTAGACTTCTTCGTGCCTCATTTCTTTTTGTTCTTCTTTTAACTTGTTCAGGTTTTGAATGGTAGTCTGCATACTCTTTTTTATAATCTCTCTCTTCTTGTTGAGATTCTTTTTTCTTTTCTGCAGATTTTCTATCTGCGTCTCTTTTAGATTGAATTTGTTTGTCTGCAGTCTCTTTATCTTTCTGTTGGTCTATTCTAGAAGTCTCTCTTTCGTGTCTATCTTTAAGTGCTTCTAATTCCTGTTCATGGTTTGCCTTAAGTCTTTCCATCTGTTCAGCATGTTTTGCCTTTAGTTGAGCAGCATCGACAGCCGAGTCTTCTTGTATGTTATCACCAAACTTTAAGAATAGTTTGTTTTTATCTTGTCCCTTATCAGAAACTTTATGTCCAACCATTGCACCCAATGTATTAATGATTGCAACACCTTTTTCTTGATTCTTACTAAATTCCTTTTCAATTTTCTTCTTAATCTGCTTTAAGATAATATCTAAAATATCTCTATAGGGTGCAACCTGTTTACCTTCTCCAAACATCTTCTTATACTTCTTAGTGTGTTGTGAAGGTTTAGTTTTTGCAGACTTATCGCCTGGTGCAGGTTCATATGCAGAATCATCATCATCTGCAGACTTTCTACCCTTTTCAAAGTGTCTTGCACGTGCGTCCTTTGTAGATTTTGCCATATCATCACCGTCAGCATCCTTTGCAAAATACTTCTTAGGTTGAGTACCGTCACGGTCTTTGATATCTTTATCTTGTGCGACTTTCTTTTTTTCTAGTAATGTGTTTAACATATCCATAATACTATTTATGTCTTTTTAGACTGTAGTTCTGTTTCTCTCCACTTCAATGCAAGTTTATTACTTGGGAATGAAGTAGTCCATGTCATGAGTTTTGAATAGAGTTTGTTTGCTTTAGTTTGTAGTGATTTTAAATCATCATCATTTGATACATGATAAAAGTCACCTTTGAATATTTTCTGTAATGCTATCATGTTTCGAGTTGAATTATCCCAATCTTTCGCAACTATCTCTTGTGGTAATTTTCTTGGTCTCTCTGCATTTCGTTTTTGTGCATTTGCAAGTGATGTACTGACATGTATCATCTTACATTCGTATCCAATACCATCTAACATTTGTTTGTATTGTTTAATTTTACCTAAGTTTGCACTGGTAGTGTCAAATATCAATCCAAGTCTACCATCCATATACATATCCATACCCTTTCCAGTAACCCTTTTTGCATTTGCACGGATTGGGTCTACTCTATCAAAGTCTGCACCTCTAAGGTCAAGTGTCATTCCTGCTTTCTTTAGACCAAGTTCAAATGCTTTATCTGTATTGACTAGCTTAAGACCAAGTGACTTTAGTGAAAGTGCATCAACTACTGTTGACTTACCACTGCCTGGCCCACCTGAAAAGAAAACTGCTTTGAATGTGCCTGGGTCATACACACCTTCTGTAATCAAATCTTCATACATGTATGTGGGTAGTGTACCTTCTGCAATACCCATTCCTTTACGAATGTCTTTGTATAATTGTTCTTTATCTTTATTGTTTCTACTAGGGACTCCTAGTTTGAAGTTCTCATAGTCTCCTTGTTCTGCATATGCTCTCATCTTACTTGCAGACATTCCACTGACATCATCTGCATCGGGGTCTCTCTCCCCTGCTGATACTACTTCTATACTTTCAAACTTATAGTATCCATGTCGTGCTTTGACTCCATTGTATTTGTTTAATAGTATCTCAAACTCTTTTACTCGGTCTGAACCTACAACCATTCTTACTTTATTATACCCGTTGGTTTGTAATTCGTTTGCAATATCAAATACAGTTCTTGCGTCTGCGTCTACCACAATACGACCAAAGAACTTTCTTAAGTATTTTATTTTATCTTTATGTGAAAGGGGATTCTTTAACTTATCATTTGAATGAGAAGAGAATAAAAGAACTTCATATCCTTTTGCTTCTTTTTTGAGTTTATCTACTAACTTTCCATGGCCTGTTGTAGGTGGATTGAAACGACCAAAGGTAAACACTGCACCCTTGTCTTTTGCCTCTGTTAGAAATTTACCGAATGTCTTTTTCATTACTTGTCCCAATTCTTTTGTGCTGTGAAGTTATTAAATGCGAATTCCATTCTATCTACAAGTTTGACTGCACTTCCTGATTTATCAATTGCAACATATCCCTCGGGATTTACAACTTCAAATCCTGTTGATGTTTTCTTAAAGGTTCCTATACTCTTTACTCTATTTAGTCCTTCAATAATTAACTGTTTTGCAATTACTAAGTGTTCCATAAACTTAGTAAGATTGGTAATGAACTTATTTAAACTACGAAGTTCGTTGTAAAGTTGTTCTCCAATCTCTGTTTTAATTTGTTTAGTTTTTTCCATTTTAACTTTTGCAACTACCTTATCTCTCCAGTAATTTTCAAAATGTTTCATGTATCCATTGTATGTTGGTTTGTATGAGCCGCCTCTTATAAGTGTATTACAATATGTTTTGTAAGTTGCACCTGCACCTTTCGTTGCGATAGTTTCCTGTATTTTTTGAAACTTAACTAAGTCTGATTTTTTGATTCCGTGAAAAGCTTTACCGACTAGAGATAATTCTTGTGTAAGTGTAAGTGTTTCTTTTGCAGTAAGTGTAGAATTACCCGATACGTCTTTATAAGATGCATCATCCATCCAAACATCTTTACTACTTCCAAGATTGGATATCTTTGCACCAAAACTTGCAGACAAATCTTCTATTGTTCCACCAGTGTAAGTAGTATGAAACACAATACCCATTTTAGAACTATCGATTGTCTTACCTAATTCAGAATCTTTATCTACAGCATATAAAATAGTGTTTGGTTGGAAAGTTATGTACTCTTTACCATCTATAGTTTTATTTGTTTTATCATCAGTATACATTAAATCACCTTGCATGATTGTATTCCAAGATAGTTTAGATAAACACTGAAATGAAGTTAAGAACTTTTCCTGTAATTGACCTGAAAGACTTGAATCGTCTTTGATTTCCTGTTCAGTTGTGTAGAACTTGGGTTCTTTATTAAAGAGTGATTTCTTTGCAACAAAGAATTGATTAGTTTCGGGGTGTTGACCACAAAAGATTGCAGGAGCTCCGTCCCACTTTACAGTCATGTTTACAGAAGAACTTGAATTACCCTTCATCATGTCTCTAAGACCCTGTAAGAAGTTTATTGCCCCACGACCACCATCAATCCCTTGATTGATAATCTCGTCTTCTAAGTGTTCTAAATGTAAATTCTTTGCGCCCATAGTAGTATTATAACAGAAAAATCTGTTCCTGTCTACTATTTAGGTAATTTTAATACCCTGTTTATGCAGGGTCAGCCTTCATGGTTGTAAGTGTCGATTCCTCTGTTGCAAGAGTAGACTCTTTTGTCGAAATCCATGAAGTCCAATCACCGTTTTCATAACCCTCTGAACCAATCATTTCCCACTGCCACCAAGTGTAGTTTACATCAGGATACATAGTTGTTCCACTATCGTCATATGATTCATTGAGAGTTCCAGTCATTGAATTAGTTTCAGAATCGTATGTCAAACCACTCCATGTTGCATTTGGATTGTTAGTTCTCCAATCTGCCCAAAATGAAGTTCTTGTTCCATTCCAAATATGGTTATATGTTCCTTTACCTATAAAATTGTAGGATACATCTTTAACCCAGTTAATATCTTCTTTTAATGAATCAACAACATCTTGTTGAGTTGCGATTTGGTCTGTTGTGTAAGGCATAATTTCTCCGTATTATATGTTTATTTATAAGTTTACGTTCTTTGTTTAAGTGTTGGTGAGAATAATTTTTCATACACTGAATCGAAATCATCTCCCTTATATTCAAAATCTTGTGTAAAGGATAACCATGTTTCTTTTGATTGTTCTTTATCACTTGTGTATAAATCTTCCATGTATGTTATGGGTATTGCAAGTTGTTGTGATATAGAATTGATAACCTTTTCTGTATAGAAAAAATCGTCTATAATTGGTTTATCTTTTTCAGTGAGGACTACAGGGTTAAAGTTGTACTTCTCCCACCATGTTCCATGTTTGTGTGCATGTAGAACCGATAATAATCTTTGTGATAAATCTCTTCTAGTCATTAATAATACTTTATCAAACTGTAAACTAAACTCCATAAACCAAAGGGCTCTTTCTCTTGCATCTTCCTCGTGTGTAAGTGTTTTTAACTGGGGGTCTATGTATTGTTGATAACATGGTAGACATTTTATTGCGTGATTATCGGGTACAGTATATTCTTCTGTTTGTCTTGCTGATTTTTGATAATCCCAGTTGAATGGTTCGGAAGTGAATGGAATGTTATAGTGTTCACCCAATCCCATAATAAGTCTAGAAGTTCCACAACGACCAGTGCCTAATAGTAAAACTTTCATATTTTAGAGAGTGTACTATTCTTTAACTGTTTATCAATCTTGACTAATTCTTTTTTGACTTTCTTATCTTCCTTGTTATCTCTAAGTTTCTTTTTGAGCTCTATTTTTTCTTGAATCTTATTAATCACTTCGATAGGTTGTAAAGTCTTCTTATTCATTATATTTTGAAGTCGTTATATTTAGTGTTGCCTCCACGGTCATGTACAGGGATTGAATCATCAATACCAGTGTTTTCATACAACTCTTCTTGTGCTTCTTGTTCACAATCATACAGTTTCATACGACTTCTGTCGACACCTATGACAAACCTTTTGAATACGGTTGGGTCATTGTATCTATTCTTTAACTGTTTCACTACCATTTGGTCTAACTCTTCTAGTTCTTCTGAAGATATCAATGCAAACATAAAGTCTGCAGTTGCAGGTAGTCCGAATGACTCTGAAGTATCTGTAAGTTCTACATCTGTTGAACCATAACCACTTCTTGTTGTTTGTGTTGCACTCATAATTGGTACATCAAACTCCACTGCAAGTCCTCTAAGTTCTTCTGCAATACTCTTAATAAGAGTATATGAGTTTGCACCACTGCCTGGCTTGACTCTTGCACTTGCACATATGTTTAGATAGTCAATGAATATCATATCGGGTTTGAAGTCTTTCTTCAATTCAAGTTCTTGTAGTAAGTGTCTGAAGTGACCGACATGTGCAGATGCAGTAGGGTATTCTTTGATTATAAGTTTACCTTTAGTCTTCTCTGCAATTTTATCAATCTTCTTGTCAAAGAGTTTCTTAGATAAGTCGGGTAAATCCTTCATAGGAACATTCAATGTGTTCGCATCTATCCTTTCTGCAATCCTTTCCTCTGACATTTCCATAGTGATGTAAAGAACATTCTTATTCATCATAAGTCCTGCACCAGCCATATGACACATGAACAGTGACTTACCAACACCAGTTCCTGCAAGACAAATGTTTAGAGTCTTGTTAGGTAAACCACCTTTAGTAATCTTGTTGAAGTATTCTAAGTCAAACGGAATCTTCTCTTCTTCCGTATGATAGAACTCAAACCTTGCGTCTGAATCTTCAAGTTGGTCATGACCAATATTAGTGTCAAAAGACACGGAGAGTGCATCCTTCAATAATTCGGGTATCTCACCTTTAGACCTTTTAGACTTTTCATCTAGTACTTCGATAGAATCCATGACTGCAATATAGATTGCTCTATCCTTACACCATTTCTCTGTCTCATCTACTAACCACTCTTCAGCAGTTTCATCAGATGTTCCCATGTTTTGTAGAATTGTCTTAGACCCAGTCACCACACTATCAGATAACGTGGTACTGTTGTCTAAATTGATGAGAAGTGCCTCTACAGTTGGGGATTTATTGTATTTCTCAAAGTACGAGTGTACCTCTTTCCATACAGTCTGTTCGTCTATTTCGTTGAAATACTCATCCTTAATGAAGGGAAGCACTTTTCGTGAAAAAGAATTACTCTGAATCAGATTCTTGAGTATTGTTGTCTCTAGTCTCGCCATATTTGAAATATTCCTGTGCTACTTGTTCTAATTTTTCCATCACTTCGGGTGTGAAGTACTTTTCGGGGTTGTTGTTAATTGTCTTACCAAATTCGGTCTTACCGTTTGGAAGTTTAACTCTTGTACTTGATTTCTCAAATACTCCAAATGCAAGTGCCATGTCTAATAAGCCATAGTACCTGTCTAACCCTTTGTCGTATGATAACCTCACATCAACCACTCTGTTCTCAACAGTCAATCTTGACTTTGCGTTTTTACAGTGGATGATATTACCAACGATTTCTGTTCCTTCCTTCTCTTTCCTTTTAGAAAGATAGATAATTGATGAAGCAGCGTACTTGAGTCCACTACCTCCACCCATTTCCTTTTGAGGGAACATAGAACCAATCACATCATATGTGTGATTTGTAACAATCATAGGAACTCCAACACGACCTAACTTAAGAGTAAGAACTCTGAATGCACCTTTGGTTATTTGTGCCCTCGTCATATCTTTGGTCTCTTTACCTTCTGCAGTGTCTTCGATTTCTTTGGTAGTTGATAACATACCAAGTGAATCTAAACAGAACATCATAGGTGGACGTTTTTCTTTGGGGGTTTCTGCATACTTATCCAGTATACTGATTGCTTGATTTCTGAACTCCTGCACTGTAACAACAGGAACAATAACAACTCTTGATGAGTCTATTCCTCTTGATTCAATCATATCTTTCGATATTGCAGATTCAGATTCAAAGTAGATTACTGCGGCATCCTTGTTGTCTTCTAGGAATTGTTTTACCATACCTAGTGCAAAAAAGGTTTTACCTGTTGCAGATTCCCCTGCAATTGCAGT